TTAAAGAACGTCTGCTTTTGGCACTGGCTGCATTAGACGAAAACGAATGGCAGGTTCTTGAGGATATCGCAAATAAAATTGCAAAAAAAGACTAGGCTTTCGCCTAGTCCAGAAGTCTCAGAATTATTTTCAATACAAAATCCAATTCTGACGGTTTCAACTTATCCAACAGACCTATAATTTTATTTTTTACCGTTTCCATCCTATGTACCTCCCGATTACGTTTTCAAACATTTGTTCGAAATTCCTTGATTTCATATTATCACAGAAATATTTGTGATGCAACCGTTTTCGAACATTTGTTTTAGTAAAATTTTCCTTTCATCTTAACAAACGTTTCAGGAGGAAAAAAGTGATGCAATTTTCGGAATTGTCCGAAATCCCGGACAACTCAGATAAGATTACTTATAATCAGACTCGAATAGGTCTGAAATAGTAATTTTCAGTCCCGCTGCCAGCTGTTCCATCTGATTCATGGTGGGTGATGTCTTGCCGTTTGCGATGTCGCTGACAGTAGAACGTGGAATGCCGGTAAGTTCGGCTACCTGGCGAAATGTCAGGTCGTGTTTGATGATGTGGTCATATAATAGTATTTTCATACTGCTATTATTTCTAAAAGTCAAAAAAAATATTCAAAGGAAGGAAAGAGTTATGAAAAAGAAATTTTTTATATTATTAGCAACAACTTTAACACTTTCATCGCCATTAACAGCACTTGCTGCATGTCAGCACAACAACGATCCATGGAATGTGGAGTATGATGCAGATTGTGAAGATGAAGGTCTGGAAATTCGCTATTGTTCCGTGTGCCAAGAATATCAGAAACGATTAATTCCAAAAACGGATCATATTTTTAGTAAATGGAAAGTATCTGAAAAAGCTACAAAATTTTCTAAAGGAGAAGCATTACGATATTGTATTAACTGTGGCGAGGAAGAATATAAAACAATTCCTAAAAAGAAAATGACTAAAGCAGAAAAGAACGTAAAGAAAGTGATCGATACTTTTTACTCTGCTGCCAAAAAGTATGATGTTAAAAAAATGCAACAGTGTTTTGTTCAGGGTTCTGACTTAAAAGCATTTATTGAACTAAAAGATATGGCTTCTTTCTGTAAAAAATATAATAAGCGAATTCGATATAAATTTAGATCATTATCTATAAAAAAGAATAAAGCAACTGTAAAAATATATTGTACGTATCCAGATGCAAGCTTGGCAATAGAAAACGCTTTAAGGAACAACATGTATTATTTTGCTTATCATCCATATGCATCTGATCAAGACCTCCTTAAAGCCGTATACAAAGATATGCTGTTTAATATACGTCATGGCGGTGAATCATTTTTTTCTCTAGAAGATGTTGCCATTACATTTAAACTGGTTAAAAAAGGTTCCTCATGGAAAATTGAAAAACCTAATTTACAAATCCATGATTCTATTAACTGCGGGTATGAATCCGCTTATCGTTATGTATTTCGGTAGTTTCACCGAATGGTTATTTTCATCCCCTTGGCAAGTCGATCTCGTAAGAAATTGCTTCTTGCCGGTTCTATTCCTTCGAAACAGTTCCGAATGATCAGCGGCTGGATGGCAGTGCATGAATTGGAATTATACGAAGCTTGGAACAATGCAGTGCAAAGCAAACATTTTGACAAGATCAAACCATTGTAAGGAGGGTTATTATGTTTGAAGTAAATGGTATTTTATATGCAGGTTCTGCAAAAGAGTTGCTGAAAATACAGGATGCAAAGGTTACCGGAGATAAAATGTTACTTCTCACTTTTTCTTCCGGAGAAAAAAGAGTCTTTGATGCTACTGTTTTGAAAGGTGATGTGTTTGCCCCTTTAAATGATCCGGCTGTCTTTAACAATTTTAAGATTGTCCATGGAGTTATCACCTGGATGAACGAAGAAATTGACTGTGCTCCTGAATATATGTACGAAAACAGTTATGAATATCTTGATATGGAGGCAGTTGTATAACTAACCTTGTAATTTAATTAAATAACAAAACCGCCCCGGTATTGGCGTACCGAAGCGGAATTGCTAAGATTGTAACCTACGAACCTTGAAGGATCGTGTGGCATAATCTCCCTGAACAAGAGCATTATACCACACATCCTTCCAATTTGCATAGGGTGTATTTTTTATACCCTTTTTCAGGAAGGTGTTATTTATGGCATATCGTTTTTCACAGCAAACTGCTGCCCCTGATACCAGAACCGTTGCCCTGTACGTCCGTGTCTCAACCGGTTATCAGGTGGACAAGGACAGCCTGCCGTTCCAGAAGCAGGAGCTTCGGAACTACTGCAGGCACGTACTGCATATAGAGGAAAGCCGGCTGGAGGTGTTTGAAGATGCCGGTAAATCCGGAAAGAACACTAAGCGTCCCGCTTTCGAGCGTATGATGACAAAGGTAAAAGCCGGGCTGGTGTCGCACGTGATTGTCTACAAGATCGACCGTATTTCACGAAATCTGGTTGACTTTTCACTCATGTATGACGATTTCAAATATAATCGTGTCACGTTCATCTCGTTAAATGAGCAATTTGACACTTCTTCTGCGATCGGTGAGGCTGTCCTCAAGATTATTCTGATTTTCGCCGAGCTGGAACGCAAATTAACTTCTGAACGTGTCACAGACATTATGATCAACCGTGCATTATCCGGTCAGTGGAATGGTGCCCGGATGCCGTTCGGCTGGGACTGGGACGAAGAAAAGAAAATGCCGGTACACAGTGATAAGGAAGCCCCCACTGTCCGACTTATGTATGATATGTACGAAGAAACACGATCAAGCTGTCGCGTCCGTGATTATTTCAACTCACATGACATTGCGACCAAACGCGGCGGTGAATGGACTACCAAGACCATCGCCGATCTGATCCGGAATCCTATGAATAAAGGAGATTATCGTTACAATTATCGAGAGAGTGCAAAAGGACGGAGAAAACCGGATGAAGAAGTAGTCTATGTAAAAAATGTATTTCCGCCTCTTGTACCTCCCGATCAGTGGGATCGATGCAACCAAATCATGGATCACAATGCAAAGCTTCGCTGTTCTTCTGGATTTCCACATAAAGGTACTCATATACACATTTTTGCAGGGCTTCTGAAATGTGGTAAGTGCGGATCTTATTTTCAAGTTGAAAAAAGAGATCGTGTACGCAGGAACGGTTTTGCTCCATCTCTTTACCGATGTGGGAGACGCTACCGAAAGCAACACTGTATTTCTAAAAGCTGCAGTGAGGTTGTTGTTGGTCCATTTGTGTTGAACTACATTTCCGCTATGATCCGTGCTTCTGATATGCGTTCACAGATCCACTCTCCAGAAGAGCTGGAAAAAATTCTTCTGTCAGATAGCGTTTTTCAGAATGTTGCCGGTATCGTCTCGGACGGTCTGAACGCCACGTATGCAATGCTTTCCGGAACAGATAGCTCTGTGCCTTACCGACCGCTTCCACTTGCCTCTCACAATGTTCAGGAAGATGATAATGTCCAGAAATGGGAACAGGGAATTGTCCGCATTGACCGTGCGATAGAAAGGCTGAAAAAGGTATACTTGTTTGATGATGCAGCTATGAGTGAAAAAGAATATCTGGAAACTAAAAGCGAGCTGGAAAGAGAACGGATTGAACTGGATAATAAGATCAAGGAACAGGAAAGTGCAACGTTTCCGGTCCAGACAGAGGATCTTGCTTTCATCAAGTCTGCATCTTCGTTTCTGCTGGCACACCGTCTGAAAGCCGGTGATCATATTCAGTATAATACGTTTGCTCCGCTTGTTGATGATGAAGTCCTGAAAGATTTTTTGAATCTGGTGATAAAAGAGATTGTGGTCGTGGATGCACGCATCACAGAAATTACATTCCAAAATGGACTTACACACAAGTTCTTGTACCGTGAATAAATCCATAAATCAAAAAAGAACACAAGCTTACTTTTACAGTTGGCCTGTGTTCTTTTTCATTGTCCGAATTCGAAAAGTGCAGTGTTTATGCGGGTTTAAGCCGTCTCGAGTTCAGGAAACATCTGACAGCCAAAGGTTGTGACACTCGAGATTAATGGTCGGCCGAGTTCTTCCGACATTTTCTTTACAAGTGCACGTGCCTTCTTTATGAAATAGTACTGTCTTTCCGGCTCTTCCTGTGGCTCCGGACCATTCTCGTCAATGTTCTCTAATATCTTTTCGAATTCTTCGTTGTTTGTCACTAATTTTCTTCCCTTCTATGATTGCAATAACTTTTTTTAATATAACATACGATATTGCAAAAAGCAACGGAAAGGTCTGCTATATTCGCGTCACTTTCTTCAGATACACCCAGCCTGAGCCATTTTTCAGCCTGCCAAAACCGTTCTTCTCCTCGATAATCGCATAAGTTCCAGCCGGACACATCTGGACACGGCTATAAGTTTTCGCCGGTCCTGTCCTGATCGGGACGTTGCTGCTTTTCGGCTCTACCTTGTATGGGATTTTACTTGATGTGTAGACTTTCTTTCCGGCATCATTGTAGACATGATATCCGGCGTGCTGATCTGCACACTGCTTGGCTTTCTTCATCGTTTTAAATGCCCCGATCTGACTGCTGGCGTTCTTCCAGGTCTTGCGGACACGGTACCATGGTTTCGTGCTTGCCGGAAGAATGTCACCTGATCCGGCAATTTTTTTCTTGAACTCGTCCCACGTCCAGCTGGTCTTATAGTGGTTGTTGTGCACATACGGTGCCGGGCATACCTTGTTGACGATATCATAGTGTCGCAGGACATGGTCTGCAGCGATGCCAAGCTGCCCCATCAGATGCCTTACCAGCCATACACAGGCTTCCTGTGTCTCTTTCGTAAAATACCATTTCGGGTCAGATGCCAGTGCGGCGTTGCCGTCACACTTGCAGCACATCTCGATGCTGATCGTGTTGTAGTTGTTGGCTTCCGGGTGCTTCTGGGTGTAATAACCAGCTGTTCCTACCGCCCACGGCACTGCATCCAGACTGCATCGCTGGTAGATGGTGCCGTCCCAGTAGATGTAAAAGTGGGCACCGCATCCATCAGATGCCAGGTCGTGAGCCTGACCGACCACGCCCAGATAATGCACTGCGATATACTTCTTTTTGTTTCCCCATGCCGGGACTCTGGATGATGATATGGCGTTTGTGATTTTGTAGCTCATAGTTTTACCTGCCTTTCTCAGAGGACGCTCATGCGTCCCCTTTTTTCTCTGCTTTCTGTGTCAGTATGTCGATCGCATTGGCGATCACTGCCGGCAGCGGTATGCCCATCAATCCGGCATTCTCTACGATGCTGATCAGTTCGTTGGCAATAAACCCGATGATCACCGCATCACGGATGTAATCCACACCGATTGCCAGATCCAGCCGGTACGCCACCAGAACAAACAGCAGCGTCATACATTTCCTGCACAGACCTTTCCAGCCTGTACGGCTCTCAAGTGTCCCGGATTCCGTTTTCTTGCTGTTGTGGAACACACCGGCAACAATCAGACCGGATATGTAATCAATTGCCATGAAAATGATTAAAGTTACGAGAGCCTGATCCCATCCTCCAAAAAAATAAGCAATCGTCCCACCGATTGCTCCTGTAATCGTACAAACCATTTCTTTTTTCATCCTCGTTAGTCTTTCCTTTCTTGGTCAGATGTGTTAATATGTATCTAACCAAGAAACAATCTAAGAAGTCTTGTGGGCATTGGTATCGCTCAACACAAGGCTTCTTTTCGTTTACGGTTTCAAAAATTACAATAAAAATGGACCTCTACGGTCCTGCTCTGATGATACTTCCTCGATTAATATTCATATGCATAATCTTCCTCATCTCCACATTCTGCTGTTTATGATATCATACGAGTGGCATGGTAGTTTACCGTAGCCCTCTTTAGTTAATTATTCCAAATTCAGTGCTTCTCGAATCGCTTCCAGATCATCTGTTGTCAATGCTGGATAATCCGCTGCAATGTCCTCGAATACTTCTCCGTTCTTAATTCTGATGCGGAATGCTCTTACCATGATTTTTAATTTGACACCACTAATTGTTTTCATCTTATTCGCCTCCTATTATATCTGCTAACATTAACACTATGTCATCCGTTGCACCTTCAAGCGTGTCTGTGCGTTGCTCTACCTTGTCCAGTCGTTCCTCTGCGGTCGGTTGTGGCTCAGGCATTTCTGTTTGTATCTTCTCCATTTCAGCAATTTCTTCTGCTGTCATATCTCGATATACCATTCCCATTACAGGTACCTCACGGATACGAGTTTCTTCATGTTCCTCGGAGATGAGATTGCCCTCTTCATCGTATTCTGGTGGAACGGTTACTGTGTAAGATTCTGTACGGGTTCCTGTTTGTTTGTATTCTGCTACTTTCATCGTTACCTCCTAACAAGCACTAACAATCGAGTTTCTACTGGATATCCACCATTTATATCGACCGAATGAAAGGCAAAACGCTTGCTGTCAATCCTTAATAAGGATGGTTTTCCCGCTCGTTGAACATAATCTGCTGACGATGGGGTTGAATGCGACAAATAGCTATATTCGATTAAGCCGTATTGTGAATTAAGGAACTGTATCTTTTGGCAACCGATAGAAATCGTATTATTAGATAATGATCCGCCAAATGAAGTGAAACTTTCAGCGATACTGCTGCCGTTGTTGCTTGTACGTAAATATACCTGAGCATTCTTAGGTGCTGCTCCGCTTTTAAAATAGCAAATCATTTCTTTTGTATCATCTGGGACTTCAAACGAAACTTCTTGTGTTAGTTCTGCTAAAGTCTCATCCATGATTATTTGCCAGTCTCCCGTCCAAGCCCCCATCCTCTCTCTAGCAGCCGTCTGTTCATCTGCTGTCCATGCTGTACCTTTTCCATCGCACATGGCGGCTTTTACAGCGTAGTCAATAACATTACCACTAACAATTCTTGCATAACGTTTTTTCAGCGAATCATCCGTACATTCAATTATGTTCAAAGTTCCATCCGCGGAAACAGCAAACCCATTTCCCGCATTCACACGTATTAACCCCAAATTATGCGTATTAGTATCTGCTTTCGGAATCTCCGCAACACCATCCTGCACGATACTCTCTCCAGCAATCCGCACATCCAAGTTACTTCCACCACCGTCAGCCCATTCACAAATGAATGTGCCATCTTCGTTGACGGATTTTACCCGAAGAATTTTGCCGACTATTGGCAAATCGGCTGGTTTTTCAATTTTATTTTCCTTTAGCGAATCAATTTCTGTTGCATTCTTCTGGATCTGATCCGCTGATTCCTGGATTTCTTCTTTTGCCGTCTCAGCTCTTTCTGCCGACTTTTCCGCTGAAACTGCACTCATCTGTGCCGCTTTTGATGCCGTTTCTGTAACTTCCCTATCTGCTGCCGTTCCGCTCTTTGCTTTCTCAGCGGCTTCTTTTGCCTGTACTGCATCGTTCTTTGTGGTTTCTGTTTCCCTCTTGGCTGTTTCTGCGTATGTTTGTGCTTTCTTTGCTTCTGTCTCTGCTTTTTCCGCAGCTTTCTGTGCAGCCTCTGCTTTTGCCTGGGCGGTCTCAGCCGCTTCCTTATCTGCCTCTGCTGCCGCTTTCGCTGCCTCTGCATCCTGCTTCGCTTTTTCTGCTGCGGCTCTGGACTTTTCTGCTGAGTCCTTAGCATTTGTGGATTCTGTTGCTGCCCGGACTGCTTCTGATCTGGCGGCTTCGGCTTCTGTTTTGAATGCTTCTGCAACTTTTACAGCTGTTTCTGCATTTTCTTTTGATGTTTTTGCTTCATCGGCACTTGTCTCTGCTGATTCAGATGCTGACTCTGCAGCGTTCTTCGCATCCTCCGCCTGATTTGCTGCTGTCTCAGCAGACTTTTTCGCACTCTTAGTTTGCTACATATACTCATTTGCTGCCAGCAGTGTGTGGTGGAACAGGTCAATATCTTCCGGAACTTCAAATCCTTCTGGTTTCATTCGTCTGTTCACATGCATGATCGCAACATTTACTGTTCTGCCTTCTTCTGAACTGACCAGATAGATATACAGTTTGATGATTCCCCTGCTTGTCAGTGCTTCATTCGGTATGTCAATAATCAGTGCATCTTCCTGCTTATACCCTGTTACTGTTTTTGTCTCGGTCAGGTTATCATACTGGAAATGTACTTCGCAGACATCCGGCAATTCGATGCCCGTGACCTGAATCTTCTGGCCGAAATCATACTGCCATAATTCATCTGTCAGCTCAATCTCTTCACCGAATCTTGAAAATACTGCTTTTAACATTATCTCACCCCTTCGATTCGTTTCACGCTTACCTTGTTTGCTGTCCATCCAGATCCAATATTGCGGACATATACACCCACTTTATTGTTTGTTGTATCCCATTTCAGCTGAACGCGTGCATTATAGGATGCTGTAAGATACAGCGTATGCACTGTCTCTGCCGCATCTTTTCTGGTCAGTGTGATCCAGCCTTTTTCACCATCGGCAATTTCCAGCCATACACGGATTTCATCATAATTCGCCAGAGAACTGATTGCTGAAGAATAGTACCAGCTTCCTGTTGCTGTTGGAGTTACTGCTGTTGTTGATAACGCTGTAGCTCTGTCGATCACACCGATCACGTACCAGTAAGATCCGGTATATACCAACTCTAACACGGTATACGATGTGATCAGCTCTGCCGAAATATTTCCGTTCCGGTAATAGATCGCTTTCGCACCTGTATTATTTACATTCAGCGTTGGATTCGCTGCAGTATTGCCATAATTGAAGCGAACACAGACTCTTGCACCTGTAACCAGACTGAAGCCTGACAGGCTGACCGTTTTTGCCGCTGTTGATGCCGAAGTATAACAGGTCGCATAATGACTGATGTCTTTTGTTCCGTCAAAAAGCATTCCTTCTATCTTTCTCCCTGTCTGCAGCTTCGTTGATGTCCCTGCATTTCCTTCCACATTCTTCTGTGGGTTTTCTTTCATATCTTTGATTTCTGCCTGGACGTTTTTCAGATTACGGTCGAACTTTATGATGATCTTATCCGTTTCGTAGGACTTCGCTTTCAGCTGTTTTGCGTAGTCCGCAAAGCTTTTATTTCGGTTTGACAGCTGTACCGTGTTCTTATGCTGCTGATCCGGATATATCGTTTTCTTTGTTACCCGATATTTTCCGTTTTCTTTGACATCCACAACACTTACTGTATCTCCGACCTCGAACGCATACATTGCATATTTATTTTTGTTCTTACCGGCAAGATCAACGATTTTAACCGTCACGGTAACTGCAGTCTGTGCCATTTCTGCCAGCTTATATCTCGCTGCAGCAATAAGCTCTTCTGCCGTCTCATATGCAGTATCTTCCCAGTACTGGGCGACCACTTTCTCTGCACCTGCGGCATCAATGTATTTCTTTCCTCTGTTCACACTTTCGATAGTCAGACCATCTTTCCCGATCGGATACAGTCTTGTGCAGTAATTGTAAGTGTCACGTTTAATCTCTGTCTTCAGGAGATTGACTCCTTTCAGGAATACAACTCCTTCATCGTCCCCGATCTGTCTGGCAGCATACAATACTTTACTCTGTGTGTCATACCGGACCTCGATTCCAAAAATCTCACGCACTTGATCAATGATCGCTTTTGCCGTGGTATTTTCATCTTCGATCGTCAATTCGGTATTATCATCCAACTGACACCGGAGCTTCCAGCCGGTATCTTTCAGTGCTTCCTCTAAATGTGCTTCTGCGGTCGCTTTCTTTTCATATGTCGAAAACAGCTTTCCTTCCAGATCTTCCAGATTCAGGATTGCTTTCACATCACGATATCCATTTTTAACCGGTGAAATTTCCTTGACAATATACTCCTGATGCTCCACTACTACATAACTTTCACATGTGATGGGATACACCTGATCAGGAACAGAAAACGCTACCGATGCATCTGCACTGTCCAGTATCGTTTCAATCTTGAAATCCTTTCGCTGTGTGATGTAATATTCTTTTGTTCTGGAAGCAGAAATAATTTTGATAATTGTTTTTGTATCCATGGCTCTCCTTCCTAGATATAACGTTCCTCATACTCTATGGTTACTGTTGTATCTGCACTTCCTCCTGACTGTTTGCATGCAAAATACATACCTCCCGGTTTGATTCGTGGAATATCAAAGATTTCTATCTTTTGCAGTCCTCCGGCTGTTGTCTTTTCTTCGTTCACCATCTTTTCCTCCGTTTTCCCATTTGATGCATCAAACATCAGGCGTTCCGTTTTTCCCTCAAACAAAAATCTTCCAACTATCACAGAATTGGATGTTCCCGTGATCTCATCATCTATGTAATACAGATAAATGGTATTCTTTGGTTCATACTGCCTGTTCTGGTTCACTGTGATCTTCAGTGGTGCATAGACCGTCCCATTATTCTCCAGCCACAGGTTCTGTCCCAGTTTTATCGTAACGGTTCTATGCTCACCAAATTCATAGCCTATCAATTCCAGAACTGCCTTATGGAAACGTTTGATGCTGCTCTCTACCTGCTGGGCATTTGTAAGAACCACTTTATATTTATGGTTAAAGCCTTCCAGTTCCAAGACTGCAGGTTTTGCAAGTTCTGCGATAATCTTTTCGCATTTTTCCCAGATCAGACCACGACCGCTCCCTTTTGCAAGCATGGACAATTTGATCTTTTTCATGCCAAATTCACTTTCCAGCAGAATTGGCACCGGACAGCCAGGTTCCCAGCTGCTTTCATTCGTAACCTCTCCATAACTCATTTCAACGTTCCACTGTTCCAGATCATATTCCTCTGCTACTGTTTTCCCATTGATCTTCATGTTCTCCTCCTACCTTGTATTGAATGCAATGTTTGCAAGTTCTGATCCGATTCGATCCGCAAGCCTGCCTGCCAGCAAGTCACCGTCCAAATAGATCCCCATGTTTTTTATGCTTTTTACCTCTTTTTGTATTTCAGCAAGTGCCCGTTCTGTATTTTTCAGTATCTCACTGTCTATGGATTTTGCTTTTGCAACGTTGTTTGACCGTAATGTATGTACGGATGCAGAAGAGGTATTTAAATTCATATTCTTTGCTGTAGCTTTGATAAGGTTTTGTAATTGTTCCGCGGTATTTTTAATTCCGAGATATTCTGCTGCTTTTGCTGTGCCGGATTTTGCTTTTTCGAAAGCTGCTGAAACCGCAGGGGTTGATGCCTTCGTATTTTTTTTCGTTTTCGGCGATGAGCTGCTACTTTTCGCAAAGGTAGCTTCCAGGCGTGTTAATTCGGTATCTGTGTCTTTTGCCGCTACTGCATCCGTAATCCCTTTGATCAGTCCGGCAACTGCATTGACGCCGCCTTTGTATGCTTTTGAAGCCAGTTTCTCCAGATTATCATCCATATCGGCAGAAAGTTTTTTACAGGCTTCCATATAGTCCGTCTTATACTTTTCCAGTTCTTTCGCGGCTGTTTCACGTGCTGCCTCCAGTTTTTTCTCTGTTTCTTGTTTCAGGCTTTCTGTCTCACGTGCTGCCTGTTCCTCTGCAATCCGGTTCTTTTCTGCGTATGCCTTTTGTGCCTGTTTCAGCTGCTCTTCCGTCATACGGTTCAAAGCTACGATGGTTGCCGTGGCATCCGGTCCCATCTCCCTAAGTTCTGTCAGAAAATCATCTCCAAGGATGCTCTTGCCT